CAGGTAAAGAAATGCCAACGGAAATCTTCGGGGTGTTCTCGGAGAATAAAACAACAATAAAAAGGAACAAGTAACATGAACCAAGTAGCAACAAAAAAAGAAGGAGCATTAGCAACATTTGATATGGAAGCTGATGCAAACCAAGGGGCTCAAAATATATCGCAAGAAGATCTTGCGTTACCTTTCTTAAAAATTTTGGGTCAACTATCTCCGGAAGTAAATAAAAGAGATGGTAAATATGTCGAGGGCGCAGAACCTGGCAAGATAATAAACACTGTCACTAATCAATTGTATGACACAATCAATGTTGTACCTTGTCATTATAAAAGACAATACATTGAATGGGCAGACAGAGGCACTAGTACAGGTGCACCTGTGGCTATTCATGAGGCAGATAGTGATATTATAAGTCAAACAACTAGAGGTAAAGATTATAAAGATAGATTACCAAACGGTAACTATCTTGATAATACCGCTAATCACTTTGTGCTTATAGTTGGTGACAATCCAGAAACTGCATTGATTTCTATGAAATCTACACAATTAAAAGTAAGTAGAAAATGGAACTCAATGATGATGGGTATTAAAATGCAAGGTAAAAATGGTTTGTTTACGCCGCCTACTTATAGCCACATTTACAAACTATCAACCGTTCAGATGTCTAATGACAAAGGAACATGGTTTGGATGGGACGTATCAAAGGTTGGACCTATTGAAGATAAAAGTATCTACGAAATGGCAAAAAGTTTTGCCGTTAGTGTAGGTAAAGGTGAGGTAGAGGCCAAACATAGTAACGAAGAAACCACAAAAAAATCTTCTAACTACTAAACATATCCTAGGTGGTGGGCGTCTAAGCGAGAGTGGAAACGCCCACTTATAATGTATGATAGAAGATAGAATAGAAAGTTTTAGAGAAATATTTCAGGGTTTAGACCGAGCGCATGGTGTCACCATAGTTGGTGAGTCTAATGGTAATGGCACTAAGATAAAAGGTAAATCTTTTGTAAAAAGAGAACCGGTTACATCAGAGCTATGGTTAAAACATCTACAAGGCAAAGAAAGTTTAGGAGTCATACCAATTAATGATGACAACAAATGTAAATGGGGTTGTATAGATATAGACTCTTACGCAGGTTTTGATCACAAAAAATTAATAGATCAAATAAAAATATTAAAATTACCTTTAGTTGTTTGTAGATCTAAATCAGGAGGTGCTCACGTATTTTTATTTACTGTTGATTATGTATCTGCAAAAATAATGCAGGATAAATTAAATGAAATGAGATCTGTGTTAGGCTATGGAGGATCAGAAGTTTTTCCAAAACAAACAGAATTAAAATCGAAAGATGATACAGGAAATTTTTTAAATTTACCATATTTTAATGGTGATGATACAACAAGATATGCCTTTAATGATTTAGGTGAAGCTGTTAATCTAAAAGGTTTTTATGATTTATATAATATTAAAAAAATAACTTCAGATTTAGTAGAAAGCATAGAGGTTAAAAGACCAGAAACTCCATACTCTGATGGACCACCATGTATAGAGTTGATGGCTCAAAATAAAGTTAAAGAAGGTGGCAGAGACAATGGGTTGTTTCACTATGCTGTATATGCAAAAAATAAATGGCCTACGAGTTGGAAAGGTAAGGTTCAAGTATTTAATGAATCTTTTATGGAGCCACCATTAGATGATGCATCTGTAGAAAGGATAAAGAACCAGCACAATAAAAAAGAATGGGGATATAAATGCAATGATCAACCAATGTGTAGTTTGTGCGATAAAAAATTATGTAGAACAAGAAAGTTTGGTATAGGTGAGGAGATAACTTTTCCTAACCTTACAGATTTACAAATTGTAAATTTAGAAGATCCTTACTATTACATGAACGTAGATGGAGAAAGATTGTATTTAGATTCCGCAAAACATTTAACTAATCAAAGTTTGTTTCAAGAGGAGTGTGTGAAACAATTAAGATTTAATCCTAAAACTTTAAAAACAGATGAGTGGAAACAAAGAACAAATTTACTTTTAGAAAACGCAGAGATAACAGAACCTGCAGAGGGCACAAGCACAAAAGATTTATTAAGAAATTATTTAGAAGACTATTGTTTAAATAGAATACAAAAAGATAAAATAGATGAAATAAAAACAGGTGGTACTTTTACGGACGATGGTTTTCATTATTTTGTTTTTGATAATTTTTACAATAAGTTTTTACTAAGAAATCATTGGAAAATTCCATATCAAAGAACATCACAAATGTTACGAGATAATTTAAATTGTAGCACTAAAAGAGTTACTAAGGCAAAAATATCTGTGTTCGTAGTTCCACAATTTGACAAAAAAGATGATAATTACAAATCAAAAAGCTACGTTAAAAAACATAATTACTGATGATAAATATAATTTTTGGACCACCTGGAACTGGAAAGACTTGGACACTATTAGATAAACTAGAAGAGTTTATAAAAGATGGTGTAGACATAAATAAGATAGGATTTTTTACTTTCTCTAAGAATGCTACCAAAGAAGTTCATGACAGGATGTATAAAAATTGTGGATTTGACAAAGATAGTTTACCACATTTTAGAACTCTGCATTCTCTTGGTTTTACACAGCTAGGTTATTCAAAAGAAAAAGTTATGAAAAGCGAGCACTATAAAGAAATAGGTGAGGCATGTGGTATTGAGATGAGTTATGCAACATGGGATGATGACAACGGAGGTGTCTTTACATCGGACAGTCCTTATTTAAGTTTAATAGAATTAGCCAGGGCAAAGAACATAAGTGTGCAAGAGCAATATAATTTAGGTGAGCACAAAGATGATTTAGATAGGACAACTTTAGAAAGAGTCGCTAAAGAAATAAATAATTACAAAAGAGATCGACAGGGCATGGTAGATTTTAATGACATGATAAATGAGTTTGAAAAATCGGACATGTGTCCAAAATTAAAAGTGGCTTTTGTAGATGAGGCTCAAGACTTATCTGTAATGCAGTGGAAAGTGGTGGATAAAATAAAAAAGAATTGTGAAATACTTTTTGTTGCTGGTGATGACGATCAATGTATTTATAAATGGAGAGGAGCAAACGTAACTTGTTTTTTAAATTTAGATGGCACAAGAGAAGTTTTAAAAAAATCTTACAGAGTTCCTAAAAAAATATTTAATCTAGCAAATAAAATTATAACTAGAATTCCAAAGTCGAATAGAGTTCAAAAACAATGGACACCTAATTCTGAGGAGGGATTTATTCAATCGCACTACGGAATAGAAGAGATAGATTTATCGCAAGGAGAATGGTTAATACTGGGTGCGGATAGATGGAAATTAGATGCATTTGAAACATATTTAAAAGAGAATAATATTTTTCATGAAAGGGCAAAAAGAAGTAATCCAATAAAGGATAAGTATGAGGCTATTGATTTGTACGAAAATAAATTAAAGAAAGGACAACTATTATCTTTTGATGAGTGCTATAGCATCAAGAAAAAAATGTTAAAGCAACAATGGGATAACAAAATGTTTAAAGCATTAGCAAAAAATAAAATGTATTCAATGTCTGACCTAAGAGAAAAATATGGTTTAAACACAGAAGAACCCTGGCAGGTTGCCTTTACAAGAATGGGTCAGACAGATACAGAAAAAATAGATGATCTTTTAAGAAGAGGTGAGAATTTAAAAAATGGAGCTAGAATAAAATTAGCAACAATACATGGGGTAAAGGGAAACGAATGTGATAATGTTGTGTTGCCTTTATCTCTAACAGCCACTGCGCAAGAGGCATACGAAAAAAATCCAGATGACACACATCGTTTGATGTACGTGGGATCAACGAGAAGTAAAAAAACATTACATTTAATATATCCAGAATCAAAAGGAGGTTATGAAATATGACAAACAAAAAAATATTTGACGATGCATTTCCACAAAGTCGCCAGGTAGGTGGGAAACATTATAAAGACATGGTCATTCAACCATATGAGTTTATTTCTAAAAATGATCTGTCTTTTTTTCAAGGCAACGTTATAAAATATGTATGCAGGTACAAGTTGAAAAATGGTGTACAAGACTTAGAAAAAATTATACACTACTGCGAGTTGGAAATAAAAAAATTGAAAGATACTAAATGATAAAAAAACCATTGTTCTCACCACAGGTGGAATGGCTACCACCTGAGGAGTTTAAAGATTTATCTAAATATGATGAGATAGCAATTGACTTGGAGACAAAAGATCCAGATTTAAAAACTATGGGATCTGGCTCTGTTACAGGTAGAGGTAAAATAGTTGGCATAGCTTTAGCTGTAACAGATTGGTCAGGATATTATCCAATAGCTCATGAAGGTGGTGGTAATATGGACGAGAAAAAAGTAATGAATTACTTTAGAACCGTTCTAAGTTTACCCGCTAGAAAAATATTTCATAACGCTATGTACGACGTATGTTTTATTAGAGCTGCAGGGCTACAAATAGCAGGGGAGATCACAGATACCATGATTGCTGGCTCTCTCGTGGACGAGAATCGCTTTAGATACGATTTAGGTAGTATGGGTCGGGATTACCTCGGAAAGGGCAAAAACGAGGCTATTTTAAATGAAACAGCTAAAGAATGGGGCATAGATGCTAAATCTGAGATGTATAAACTACCTGCAATGTATGTGGGTGAGTATGCTGAAAGAGATGCAGAACTTACATTAGAATTATGGCAAGAGATGAAAAAAGAAATATATGTTGAGGACGTCGAAGATATATTTAAATTAGAGACAGAACTTTTTCCTTGCCTTGTCGATATGCGTTTTTTAGGCGTAAGAGTAGATCTAGACAGAGCTCACGAATTAAAAGACAAACTATCAAAAGAAGAAAAAGAATGCCTACAAAAAGTAAAAAAAGAAACTGGAGAAGATATCCAAATATGGGCAGCTCGATCAATCGCGAGAGTTTTTCAAAACCTTGGCCTACCTTTTGACCGAACTGAAAAAACAGATGCTCCATCATTTACAAAAAATTTTTTAAAAAATCATCCACACCCTGTTATCAAACAAATCTCACGTGCAAGAGAAATAAACAAAGCGCACACAACATTTATTGATACCATATTAAAGCATTCACATAAAGGAAGAATTCATGCAGAGATAAACCAACTTAGATCAGATCAAGGTGGTACAGTGACGGGTAGATTTAGTTATGCTAACCCTAATTTGCAACAGATACCTGCTAGAGATAAAGAACTTGGACCAATGATTAGATCTATCTTCATACCTGAGAAAGATTGTAAATGGGGTGTGTTTGATTACAGTCAACAGGAACCAAGGCTAGTCGTGCACTTTGCTGCCTTAGATAAATATCCAAGTGTTTATGACGTTCAAGATTCATATAACGAGGGTGAAGCAGACTTTCATAATATTGTAGCCGACATGGCAGAAATAGATAGAAACCAAGCAAAAACAATTAATCTTGGTTTGTTTTATGGTATGGGTAAAAATAAGCTACAAGCGGAGTTGGGTGTAGACAAGGGAGAAGCTGAAGAATTATTTAAAACGTATCACAAAAAAGTTCCATTTGTAAAACAATTAATGGATAGTGTTATCT